CTCATCATTGCCAGCCCCCGCGACCGTCACGGTGTGGCTGTGCGCACCAATCGCCACGGTGTGCGAGTGCGCCCCCAGGGCTAAGGTGTGACTGTGTGCACCGATGGGAACACTGTGCGCATGTGCGCCTGCGGCACCTGTCAATGCCGATGTTGCGGCACTGCGGCTACCCGCCGTGTAATTCCCTGCGGAGGCAGCCACCACCCCGTAAAGCGCCACATCCGGCGGCGTCCTCACCCCCGAAACGTGCGTATGTTCGCCCGCCGTGTTGGTTGACTTCGTTCCGTAATCAAACGTGCTCGTCGCCCTGGTGCCATAGTCAAATGCGCTGGTTGCTTTCGTCCCGAGATCGGTGCTTGAAGCGCTGGCGCTGTGGGCATGAAATTTAATGCCGTCCAGTTCCTGAGATAACACGGCGCGCCCCCCTGCCGGTTTACCTTTGACCGTCCAGCCGCGCATGTCCGGGATCACACCTGACGGATACGCCGCCGCCAGAAACGGATACGCGGCTTTATTGAACGACTGACCCGCCATCAGGGCATAACCTTCGGGGATATTGTCGGACGGCCACGGGATCGGGGTACCCACCGGACAGGTGTTATAACCGTCGTGATGGATCATTTTCCAGCCGTTAAATTTACCGTCGCAGACGGCGGCAAAACCGATGTATTTGCCGTAGAAATCAATCCCGATTGTCGTGTTGTAACCGACGCTGTTGCCGTGAGCAGAATTGATGTAATGCTTCCAGGGGTGACCGCCAGGCATCCCGTTTAGCGCGGAGGGAGAATTAAAAAAACCTGAACGCTGGCGCAGCTCAACCGCAACATCACCGACAAGCTCGGCGTAAGTATTCAGCCCCGCCCCTTTCGGCACACGGCCCTCGGCATTCTCATTGGCTCTCACTGCCGTATCGTAGGCTGTTTTGACCGCTTTTGGCGTCGCGGCAAGCGCCTCCGTGTTGCTGTCGGTGCCGCTGTATAACCGGGTAATACCTTTCTGCGCCGTGGTGGCGTCCTGCGCAACATATTTTGAACTCGCATAATCAACCACGGCTTTAAGCGCTTTTGAGGTGGCGGCGTGCGCTTGTGAATCGCTGTCGGTTGCGTTGCTGAGCTGCACGATGCCTTTTTGCGTCGTGGTGGCGTCCTGCGCCGTGTATTTGGCGCTGGCAAGGTCATACGCCGCCTTAACAGCTTTCGGGGTTGCTGCAAGCGTCTCCGACGGGCTGTCGGTCGCGCTGCTCAGTTGGGTAAACCCTTTTGCGCTGAGCGTCGCATCAGGGTGGCGGCGCGACTGCTCATGCTCAAGGAGCTTGCTGTCAACGTAATCCTGCGAGGCCATCACGGTGGTGGCGTCGATACTCAGCTCAACGGACGCCAAATCCGACAGAACGATAACCATGCGCAGGGTCTGCGCGCGCCCGGAACCCTCTTCGAGTTTTGGCTTATAACTCTCCGCCATATTGCTGACGGCAACCAGCGTGCCGGTGTCGTCATAGAGCCCCATTTCACGCAGCCAGAACCCGCCTGTTTCCGGCGGGATAACCAGCTCGGCCACGATGTAATTTTTGTTTTTATTGTCCTGGCTGATTTTATTCAGCTTATTGCGCCAGACTTCATTAATCAGCTTTGTCTGGCCTGCGTCGGGCCGGGGAAGCTTACCGCCGCCGTCGCCGACGGCCATCGCGGTAATATTCACTTTCTTACCGCCCGGTGTGAGCGCGGCGGCAAATTTTGCCGCGCCTGCGGTGGTGACCACCGTTCTGTATTTTGCAGTCATGCTTTTCTCACTTAACCCGGATAAACCGTAATAATGTCGCCGTCGTAACCCGCCCCACCGGCGAAAAGATATCCCGCAACATCCTGAATAATATTGAGCCCGATAAGATGGCGGCTGGCCGGTTTCGCATCGGCAATAAGCCGCTCCATCTCCTGATACATTTCCTCCGAAATGCCGGTTTCGAGGACGCCGATATCAAGCCGGAATGTGCCTGGCGGCTCGTTGTTTTCCCACCACTCGATAATGTTGATGACATAGCCGAGCGGCTCAACGACACGACGCACCGCCCCTATGGTGCCCTTGTGGCAGTGGATGAAATACGCGCTGCGGATCACATCGCGCTTCGTTTCCTCCGGCCATTTCTCATCCCACCGGTCGACCGAAAACGCCCAGGCCAGCCACGGCAGGAGGTACACCGGGCAGGTGTCGGGATTCCACAGTCTGCGCAGCGGTATCGGGGTGTTTTCGATATCGGCACAGGCACGCGCCGCCGCCACCTCAAGCGGGGACGAACCCACCGGCAACAGACGCGACTCATTCATCAGACCCCCCGATCACAATCTGATAATCCGTGCAGTAAGAGGCCTGGGTGCTGTCGAGCACAATGTCAGAAACCGGCGCGGCGAGCTCGACCCGCTGCACCCCCTCAACGTGCAGGGCGGCATAAATGGCGGATTTGCGGATATCGCGCCCGAGCCGGTGCTGCGCGGTGATGTATGCGCTGAGCTTTGCTTCGGCGGCGCTGCGCACCGGCTCACTTTCGGGGCCAGGGTAGAGATAAAGGGTGGCGTTAATCCGGTAATCGACAATGCTGGCCGACTGTACCGTCACGCGGTCAGCCACCGGCCTGACGTCCTCGTCGTTGAGTGCATTACGCACCACGGCAAGGAGCTCATCAGAGGCTGCGCCGTTGCCCTCGCGGGATAACACCGAGACCGTGACACAGGCAGGTTGCGGGCTGGTCACAGAGATATCAGCGACCCGCCCGTCAGCGCTGCGCCCGTGAAACTCATACGCGCCGACAGACCCGGCCACGCTAAGCCCTTCGAGCGCCTGCTGAATGCGCAGACGAAAATCGCTGTCGGACTCCATCACCGCTGCAACGGGCGGGAATGCATCTTCATCTGCCGGGGTGATCACCAGGCGCGAGACGTTGTAATTCGCCCCGATGACGTCAAGGTCGTTACCGGCAGCGAAGGCGAGCATGGTTGCGCGCGCGGCCTCGTTAACACGCTGACGCCAGATAACTTCCCGGTAGGCGTTTTCCTCAAGGAATTTGGTCAGCGGCTCCGATTCGAGCGCCAGCGTGCGGGCGACCGCCTCCTGCTGCTCTGCCGGAAACAACGAGACAAGTGTCGCCTTGCGCTCAGTCAGAATGCTTTCGTAATCGAGCTGCTCGACCACATCAGGCGCGGGGAGCTGGCTTAAATCAACAATCGGCATGGGTTAGCTCACAGGGATGGTTAACGAAAGGGGCTCGCCGGTGGTGGCAATCTCGCCGGTCAGGCTGACCACCATGCGGCCATCAGACTGACGTTCGGTCGCCACCGCGCTCAGCGTGATACGCGGCTCCCACTTCAGCACGGCGAAATAACAGGGCACCTTAATTTGCAGCTCAAGCGCCGGGGTCTGGGGCTGGTCAATCAGGGAGGACAACAGCGAGCCGTAATCACGGCGCATCACCCGCGAGCCTACAGGCGTACGCAGGATATCGCTGAGGCTCTGGCTGATGTGTTCCGCATCCGTCAGCGCCCTGCCGGTGCTGCGGCTCATACCGATATAACGCGCGGTCATAGTGGCGCTCCGGTTGTTCCGCCGCTGTCGCCGGGGTGCTTATGGGTGTGCAGTACCTTGCCGTTAGAGGAGAGCGCGCCGCCGGTGTGCTCGATGTTGCCGCGCAGGGTGCCGCCCTGCTGCACTTCCAGCGAACCGGTGATGAGCCTCCTGGTGCAGACCACTTCCGGCGTATCGAGCGTGATGCGCGAGGAGGCTCTGACAGTCACAACCGGCACCGTCGCGGTAAGGGATTCAGAGGCGGTTACCGTGGCGGTTTTGATGCCGCTGACGGTCAGGGCGCCGGTTTTGGGTTCGTACTCCATCACCGCGCCATCGGGGAATGCAACATGCCACGCATCTGCTGAGGCAGACGGGGCGGGGTTGCCGTCGGAAAAAATGCCCGGCAGCACAAAGGCGGTATCGAGCTCGCCGCCCACGGCCAGAATCAGCACCTGCTCGCCAATTGAGGGAGCCCACCATGTGCGGGCGCGACCGGCGCGCTGCGTCAGCCACTGGAGCCAGTCGGTAACAATGCCGCCGGTCTGCACACGGCAGCGCCCGGTAATGAGATCGGTTTCGACCACAATGCCGGTGCGTACCATGTTGCGGAGTGCGCGGGCAAGTTCATTGATGTTTGCGAATGTATTCATGTTGTACAGCATGCAAAACGCCAAAGATTTCAACAATCATTTGAGATTTTGCTATGTCTACCACAACAAGATCGCATAAAGTTAAATTTAGATACCAGCGGTAGTATGAGAATTTATTTACGCTTATAAGGAATGGACTATGTCTGAGATACTTATAGAATACGACGAGCTTAAAGAAACATTCGAATCTTATGCATTGTCTTTACAGTCATTACTTAACACCCTTGTGAGGGATGCTGGAATTTCTGTACACACTCTAGAATCGCGCGTAAAAAACCGGAAAAGCTTGGATGCTAAGATAGTTAAAAAAGACAAATATAAGTCCATTGATGATATAACGGATGTTGTTGGAATAAGAATAATCTCCCACTATGCTAATGATGTTGATAAAATTGCAGAAATAGTCGAAGAGGAGTTTTTAGTGGATAAAGAAAACTCCATTGATAAACGAGCAACCTTAGAGCCCGATAGGTTTGGATATCTATCATTGCATTATATAATAAACCTTAATGATAAAAGAACAAAACTTAAAGAATATGCGCCATATAAAAAAATAAAAGCTGAAATTCAGATTAGATCCATCCTACAACATGCATGGGCTGAAATTGAACATGACATCGGTTATAAATCAAGTAACGGACTTCCTAACGAAGTAAGGAGATACTTTTCAAGGCTGGCAGGGCTTCTTGAATTAGCGGATGATGAGTTTGTGAAAATCAGGAAAAGCATTACTGCAAGACAGGAAGAGGTTGCGGACGCCATAAAAGATGGACATAGTGATGTTTCCTTAGATGTTGTATCGCTTGCTGAATTTTTAAACCAAAGCACTGAAATAGCCGATATAGCCCAAGCCTATAAGAAAGAATACAATATCACCATAAGTAAAAACTCAGACAAAAACATCTTACCCCAATTAATAAAGCTATTGAAAAGCGTCGAAATAAGCACAATTAAAAGCTTGAGTAATGCACTTATTCTACATAAGAATGATATTATAAAAAGACCCAAAGCTTATAGTATATACTTTCTAGAGCATTACAAGGAAAACATAATGAGTCGAGATGCGCTCATTAGCTTTTTGGTGCACGTAATCATCGCCAAATCAAACTCCACTCAACTTGAGGGGATGTACTGGAATACAATTGACACTCTCTCGGCTAAAAACAGGCCAGACAGTTTCTTTGATGATTTACGAAAAACACTAAGCTCTTAGCAATTTGAAATTAAGATGCACCAATGTTAATAGCTTTGAGCAATGTATCTTCAACTATGTTTTTACATTGCTCATCAACACCAATTAACATCCTTTTTGGATAATTTATCCCATTTTCTTTCAATCCAAAATGATGTACCCGCGCAATGCGCTGTACTTTGCTGGTGAATTCCACCACCGCCGCGCTGTCATTACCGCTGGCTTTCAGATAGCGGACGGTTCGCAGTTTTGAGAACATCTCCCGCTTAACCCGGCCTTTCTTGTCCCTGATTCGCTGGGGTTTGCGCGGGGCATATGCGGTGCCGTCGGGCGCTTTCTGCGATTTAATGCGCTGCTGCTGACTCTGGCGCAGCCTCTTCGCAATATCCACAGCCAGACGGCGACGAGCGGCGGGTGACATCGCATCGAGCAGGCCTTTCAGCTTCTCCTCGAACGGCTTAAATTCACTCATCCCACTTACTCACCAGCTCGCCGTGCACATAAAGCTCGACCGGGCGTGTCACCGGCTCCGGCGGCAGCGGTTCGGGGATGTTCTCCACATGCAGCGCTGCGCCCACCTCCCTGACCAGCGTGCGCTCGGTCATTAACAGGCTGATGCTGATATCAAAACTGCTGTCGTTGTTGATATCCGCCTCAAAGGTAAAGCCCTTTTTCTGCCCGGTGTCGGTGCTGAGAATATCCGGCTGATGCTCGCGCAGCCACGCCAGCACCGGCACGAGGATCAGGTCAAAATCGCCGGTAAAATCGGTCACCACCACATTCAGGCTGTACTGCTTTTCGAAGGATAACGAGCTCGCCAGCGTGGCGGCGATATTGCCGCCGTCCACATACAGGCGCAGCATTTCCGGGTTTGTTGCCAGCACCGGCACGGCATCAGCCAGGGCTTTTCGCAGGCTCTCGGGTTTCAGCATCAATATCGTCCTGACAGTGTTTGATGGTTTCGACCTGGAGCGCGCAGTTTTCCAGCGCGCGCTCAAGGTTGCGTATGTCAGCGCTTAAGTCGCCGTTGGTCTGCGGATCACTTCCCGGCATCGGGCAGAGGCTGACTTTCGGGCAGGCGTTGTAAACAGTCACCGGCACTGGCGCAGGCGGCGCGGTGGTGCAACCGGCGCACAGCATCAGGCAGGTCAGCGCTGTACCAGCGGCGAAAGGCATCATTTTCATTGAGTAACCTCGCTATGGTCTGCTCGCGGCGGGCTTCCCGCACGCTGGCAGCGTCAAGTTTCTGGCGCAAATCCACCTGCGCCCGTTCGTTTTTGTCCGCCCGTTCATGGGCGACACTGAGCTGAATTTTCAGCATCCCGATCGTGTTTTTTTGCTCACCGGCAACCCGGTTTGCGCGCTCGAACGACCCACGTAGCGTGTTGTTTTCCTGACGCATCCACAGCAACCCGGTCACAGCCAGAACCAGCAAAATAATCAGTGTCTTCATTGCGCCCCCTTCAGGCAGTATTCGCGCTCGCGCTGTCGCCGGTTTTCGAGGCCGGTACTTTTCACGCCCCTGACGTAGACCCAGCGCGGGAGCTGGTCACATGCCTGTTTCCATTTTTTTTCGTTGAGGAAATACACCAGTGTTGACCGGCACGCCGCGCCGGTGCCGACGTTAAAGGCAAAGCTGACCACGGCGTCATAAACGTGCTGAGGCATCTCAACCGGCGCGCAGACCGCGAGACGGCGCTCGGTGCCGAGCACATCCGTGACAAGGTTTGTCGCCGCCTCCCGTTCGGTAATGTCACGCGCAGGCGTGACCCCGGCAGTGTGTCCGATGCCTGACGTCCACACCCCGGCGCTGCACTGGTAGGGACGCAGGCGACACCCTTCAAGGTCAGACAGCAGGGCGAGACCGTCGTGCGAGGTGTGAAGCAGACGAAAATCCGGCACCAGTACCGCCAGTAACAGCACGGCGGCCACACTGCACCGCTTAACGACTGATGACATTACCGATCTCCTTACCGCTGAGGGGGCGTTGTCCGAGCTGAGCCAGAAGAGCATAACTTTTCCGGCGGTAATACCAGTTAACGCCTACCGTCAGCGCCACGCCGATCACACCGGCGTAAGCCGCGAAATCCTGCGGGGTGACCGCGCCAAACGCCGCCAGTGCGGCACTCAGCCAGTAGGCGATAAAAGAGGTGATGCGTTCCATATTCAGTCCCACAGGTTGACGGCCTCCGCGACAGGTGAAGTGTGAATGTCGGGCAGTTCAACGGGTGTGCCGTGCGGCAGCACAGCCCCGAGCTCTGCCAGACCCGGATTAACCGCGAGGACGGTCTCGACAATGCCCGCCGTGCGCCCGTAATACCGGGCGCAGATAACGTCGAGCGTGTCGCCCTGGTGCGCGATGGCTTTCATCAGATTTGCCCCACGATACAGCGGGGTTTGTCCTGAATGCGTGCCACTGACCAGCGCATGTCCCGCCACAGTTCATCGACCGTGGTGTCGATGCTGTCGGCTTTCTTGTCACCACGGGCGCTCGCATCCACGCCGCGATAACGCTCGTACAGCGTGGCGGTTGCCATCGCACACACGGCGCGCTCGTAATGGAAAACACGCACGCTTTCACCGTCGAGCGAGTCCGACGGCACATCCGCGAGGCGGGCAAACCCGGCCTTAATCTGGCTTTCGCGCCAGTCATAAAGCTCCGCGTTGGTCTCGGCGATGCCGGTTTTGATGGCGTTGCGCAGCCGTGCCGGGGCGATGGTCTGCTCAAGGCGCATCAGTTCGCGCACGCGCTTCGGGTCAATGGCGGGAAAGAAAAAGGTGTTTTCAATTACCGGCTCACTGTCCGCGTCCGGCGGGATAACAACCGTCCGGGCTGGCTGCGGTGCATCTTTTTTAATAATCAGCGTCGTCATGACTACCTCAGAAAGGGTGGGCGGTGGACGCCGGTCGCAGAGAAGGAAAATCCCTCATTGACCGGCGTGCCGCCCTGGCGCGGGGCGCATTCTTTTAACCGGTGACCTTGCGCGGGCGACCCCGCCCACGCTTCACCGGCGTCGTTGTTTTTTTCGCTTGTGCGGCTTTAGCGGGCGCTTTCGGCGCGGGCTTTGCGGCGGCGGGCTTCGGATTCAGTTCCCGCGTGAGGCGCTCAATGTCTTTCCTCACTCCGGCATTGCGGTCAAGCTGTACGGCGCGCTGCAAATGGGTCATCGCGTCATGAAGCTGACCCGCATCACGCAGCGTCAGGCCGGTGACTTTATGCAGGCGCGCACGCACCTCATCAGGCATATCCGACTGCGCCGTCAGGCTGAGGGTCTCCAGCAGGATCGCCGCACTCACCGGCTGACTGGCATCGCGGGCACGCAGTGCGGCGAGCGCCACCTCTTCGGCCAGCATGTAAGGCACGGTGCGGGCGTGTTTCTCCGGCATCGCGAGGCTGTAGCGCAGGGCGTAGCGGGCGATTTCCAGCGCGCCGGGGAGATCACCGGCATCGAGACGCCACAGCATCACCGTCACCAGAATGTCATCCTGCGCACCGGTGCCGTTTTCCAGCACAGCAGTTACCCACGGCAGTTAAAACGGCAGCAGGTCGCGCTTTTTCTCTGCCTTGAGCTCTTTCGAGTGGATTTCTTTCAGCGTTCTGCGGTCTGCGGCCAGCTTGACGAGCATCTGCTCGTAAGGCGTGGCATGACGCAGCGGGGCGTTATCCCGCTGCGCGGCCTGGATGGCCGAGACCCGCATCGCATGGCGCTGCGCCGGGGTCGTCATGGTTTACGCTCCTTCACCGGTTGCAGGGGCGGCACCGGATGCCAGCGCCTGCATGGCGAGCGCCAGCTCGCGCGCGATGACTTTCGCCGCGTCCGCTTCCGGGGTGTCGCTCTCCTCCGGCTCAAGAACTTCGATGTTCTCAATCAGGCACCCGGCTTCGTAATCCTCGATAACGAAATCGACTTTTACCTGCTCGTAGTTTTCCACCTGGTCGAGCTGCGGGTTTTCGATGAGGTGGCGGCGGTGACCGTCCTCGTAGAGATAGATGGAAATGTTATCCAGCGTGGTAATAAAAATGCTGTTCGCCGGGAAGAACGGCGCGCGCACCGCCTGCAACTGGCCGATAGTCTTCTGGCCGATAATCAGCTCTCCGGCGAGCTGCTCGCTGTTGGGCTGGAATTTATTGATCATCGGGAAATATTTGTCGGTCAGAATACGGCGACCACAAATCACGACCATATCCGGGTTTTCACGGTGGATTTCAGCAATCAGCGACTCGTGCGCATCCATAACCAGCGCGTCGAGATTTTTGTAATGACCGGCTTTGCCAACTTTGATGGTCGGGGAAATCACCTTACCGGTTTCGTCGGTGACGCTGCTCATCACGCGGTCTGGCGCGTCGTTGCGGTATTTCTGCAACCAGCCGACCGCCACATCCTGAAGAAGCGGATTCTTCTGACGGTCAGAGGTTGCCGCACGGCTCACGCCGTTAAAGCCAATGGTGATGTAATCCAGCGCCTGACGTTTGACGATCGCGTCGCGGATGCGGGTCTGGAAATCCTGAAAGCGCGCCCACAAATCGAGCTTGTTATATTTCAGGTGGTAATCGAAGTTCACCGGCTTACAGAAATAGCGGTAAGCATCCATCTTCGAAAAATCGGCAGTCTGGCGCTTAACACCGTTGTCGGTGTCGGCGGTGCTGGCAATGGTGCCGTTAACATCGATGCCGACTTTCTCCTCGGTCAGTTCGCGCACGACCACCATGTTGATCTGTTGCAGGAAGGAGGATGACTGCTGGATTTTTTCAAACAGCGTCTGCGTCACTGAAGGGTCAACGCTGAATTTTTTATTCAGGTCTTCAACCCCGATGCCGTTCAGCTCGGCGAGGCGGGTCAGGTACTGATTAAACTTGAAACGTGTCTCTTTGCGCATGGTGTTTTCCTGTTATGAAATGGGTCGGATTAGCAGTCGGTCAGGGTGACGGATGCTCCTTCGCCGCCGGTGCTGAGCGTGCGGCGCGGCTGCGTCCCATCCGGTGTTTTGTCCAGGGTGGCGGTGATCGCACTGAGCTTCGCGCCGGTTGTGGTTGCCTGGTCAATCAGGCGCTGATTCAGCGTGGCGATTTCGCTTTCGAGAGATGAAAAGCGCGTCTCAGCGCTGTCGGTGCTGGTCTGCACACGCTCGGCGATGGTGGTTACCGCTTCATGCACGTCGCTGAAACGCGCGTCGTCGCTGGTCTGTTTGCGGCTGAAAATGGATTTAACCGAGTCGGTCAGTTTGTTAAGGAGGGTGTCGGGCACGTCCTCAAATTCCAGCTCGGCAAGGGAGGCGACAGAGAAGAGATTCTCCGGGTTCATCTTGAATCGCTGTAGCGGGTTGTGTTTCGCCTTGCTGCAGAACTCCAGATATTCGGTGCCGAGGCTTGCCGGGTCATCAGTGACGGCCAGGCCGACCAGATAGCACTTGCCGCTGTTGGCAAAGTTCGGCTGAATTTCCATGGAGGTGTAAACCTTCTGGCCTTTCGCCACCATATCGACCAGGGTGTCGAGCGGCGCGATTTTGCCAAACAGCGCCAGTTTGCCGTTAAGCGCGGAGTCGTCCTCAATTGTCTCCGCTTTCAGCTCGATCACATCGCCGTAACGGGCAAACGCGCCATCCGGCAGAAGCCCGCGCAGATGCTCAAGGTTGATACGGCAACCGTAAACGCGTGGGTCGAATGAATCGGCCATTTCCTGAATATCCGTCGCGCTGATTACACGCCCGTCGCAGGTGTCGCCCTCTACGCCAATACGAAAGAATTTTGATACTTTTTTTGCCATCGTCAGGAGTCCTGATTGTGTGAAGGATTGCGTTCTGTCGGGGTGTAGTTTCCCGGCTCGTCCGCTGGTTCGCCATCAGTCACAGATGGCTTGCCGCCTGCACATCAGCCCCTTAGCGAATCGCTGCCCGCGCTTCAGTAGCCTTGCCCTGTACTGATTACGGCGAGGCCCCCATGACCATCACCACCGACACCACACTCCTGAACGACCCGCGACGGCAGGCCGCGCTGCTTTACTGGCAGGGGTTTTCCGTGCCGCAAATCGCGGAAATGTTGCAGACCAAACGCCCGACGGTGCAGAGCTGGAAACAGCGCGACGGATGGGACGACACCGCCCCGCTAGACCGGGTGGGGAACACGCTTGAGGCGCGCCTGATTCAGCTTTACGCCAAGCCCGACCTCACCGCGCATGATTTCAAGGTTGCTGATTTTCTCGCGCGCCAGCTGGAGCGCTTCGCCCGCATCAACCGCTACGGCCAGACCGGAAACGAGGCGGATCTCAATCCCAGGGTGGCGAACCGTAACAAGGGCGAGCGTAAGAAGCCGAAAAAGAACTATTTCAGCGAGGAGGCGATCGGGAAATTACAGGAGATTTTTTTCGACCAGTCATTTGAGTATCAGCTCAACTGGCACAAGGCGGGGCTTGAGCACCGTATTCGCCACATCCTGAAATCCCGCCAGATTGGCGCGACATTCTATTTTGCCCGCGAGGCGCTGCTGCGCGCCCTTGCCACCGGCCAGAATCAGATATTTTTATCGGCATCGAAAACACAGGCGTATGTGTTCCGTAAATACATCATCGCGTTTGCGAGGCTGGTTGATGTTGACCTGAGCGGCGATCCGATTGTCATCGGCAATAACGGCGCAGAGCTGCTTTTCCTCGGCACCAACAGCAACACCGCGCAGAGTCATAACGGCGACCTGTATGTCGACGAAATTTTCTGGATACCCAATTTCCAGAAATTACGCAAAGTTGCCTCGGGTATGGCGTCACAAAAACACCTGCGCACGACCTATTTTTCAACCCCGTCTTCACTCGGTCACGGTGCTTACCCGTTCTGGTCTGGCGACCTGTTTAACCGCGGGCGCGCCAGCGCCAGCGAGCGGGTCGAGATTGATATCAGTCACGCGGCACTCGCGCGCGGTGTGGCGTGTGCGGATGGTCAGTGGCGGCAGATTGTCACCATTGAGGACGCACTCGCCGGGGGCTGTACCCTGTTTGACCTGGACACGCTGCGCCGCGAAAACAGCGCGGACGACTTCCGCAATCTGTTTATGTGCGAGTTTGTCGATGACAAGGCGTCGGTATTCCCGTTCGAGGAGCTGCAACGCTGCATGGTCGACAGCATGGAGGAATGGGAGGACTACACGCCGTTTGCCGACCGGCCATTTGGTCAGCGCGTCGTGTGGATTGGTTACGACCCGTCTCACCGGGGCGACAGTGCCGGGTGCGTGGTTATCGCGCCGCCGGTGGTTGCCGGGGGCAAGTTCCGCATACTGGAGCGCCATCAGTGGAAAGGCATGGACTTTGCCACCCAGGCCGAGTCCATCCGCGCACTCACGCAGAAATATAACGTGGAGTACATCGGCATCGACTCGACCGGTCTCGGTCAGGGCGTGTTTCAGCTTGTGCGCTCGTTCTATCCGGCAGCGCGCGATATCCGCTACACCCCGGAAATGAAAACCGCCATGGTGCTCAAGGCCAAAGACACCATCACGCGCGGTTGCCTGGAGTATGACGTCAGCGCAACCGACATCACACAGTCGTTTATGTCGATTCGTAAAACCATGACCAGCAGCGGGCGCAGCGCCACCTATGAGGCCAGCCGCACCGAGGAAGCCAGCCACGCAGATTTAGCCTGGGCAACCATGCACGTACTGATTAACGAACCGCTGACCGCCGCAACCGGCCAGCCGTCATCCTCCATTCTGGACTTCAACTGATGAGCAAAAATAAAAAGAAATACACACCAAAACCGCGCCAGCAGACTGCCGCGCCCGCACAGAGTATGGAGGCGTTTACCTTCGGCGAGCCGGTGCCGGTGCTCGATAAGCGCGACATTCTGGATTATGTGGAGTGCATCGATAACGGTCAGTGGTACGAGCCGCCGGTAAGCTTTGCCGGCCTGGCGAAAAGTATGCGCGCCGCCGTTCACCACAGTTCGCCGATTTACGTGAAGCGTAACATTCTGGTGTCGACCTATATTCCGCACCCGCGCCTTTCCCGGCAGGATTTCAGCCGCTTCGCCCTTGATTACATGGTGTTCGGGAATGCGTTTATAGAGGAGCGCCTGAGCGTCACAGGCAAGCCGGTGAAGTATGAAACCTCCCCGGCCAAATACACCCGGCGCGGCGTCGAACAGGACGCTTACTGGTATATTCAGAACTTCACAAAGCCACACCAGTTTGCGCCCGGCTCGGTGTTCCACCTGCTGGAGCCGGATATCAACCAGGAGCTTTACGGGGTGCCGGAATACCTGAGCGCACTTAACTCAGCCTGGCTCAACGAGAGCGCTACCCTTTTTCGCCGCAAGTATTACCAGAACGGGGCGCACGCCGGTTACATCATGTACGTCACCGACGCGGCGCAAAGCAGTACTGACGTTGAGGCGCTGCGCAAGGCCATGCGCGATTCGAAAGGGCTCGGCAATTTCAAGAACCTGTTTTTTTACGCGCCGAACGGAAAGGCCGACGGCATTAAAATTGTGCCACTGAGCGAGGTCGCCACAAAAGACGATTTTTTTAACATTAAGAAGGTAAGTGCGGGCGACCTGCTCGATGCACACCGCATCCCGTTTCAGCTGATGGGGTGCAAGCCAGAAAATGCGGGCTCTGTCGGGGATGTTGAGAAGGTGGCAAAGGTGTTTGTGCGCAACGAGCTGATTCCGTTGCAGTCGCGTTTTATGGAGCTTAACGAGTGGGCGGGCGAGGAGATCGTCAGGTTCCAGAAATACAGCCTCGACGGCGACAACGAATAATCCACCTCAGCCGCCTGCGGGCGGCTTTTTCATGCCTCCGCATCAGACGTGAACGCACCTCTCGCCTGACGCTCTCACGCCTGAATAATCAGTATGATGATCAGGAACAGGCAGAGACTTAAACCACCAAAGATGACTCCAGCCTGGCCTGCTGAGTTATGTTTTCAGATTGTGCCCGCGATTGCAGCAACCGCAAGTAAAACACCAGTAAAGATGTTATGAAGGAAAAGATTGAAGCTCAGGGAAGGCTGTTTTAAATCAAGCCGCCACGTCTGCCAGAACAGATGCACCGCGATCAGCCCCATGACGAGGATATAAGGAGTTTTCATTTCAATTAGATAGCCACCATATGTCCACAGCAGAACGGTAGCGGCGTAGAAAGACATAATGATACCCTTTCCATGCTGACCAAACAGCAGTGCAGTCGAGCGAATGCCTATCCGTACATCATCTTTTGCATCAACGTAGGCATAAACAGTGTCATATCCGATCTGCCATGCCACCGCACCCAGCCAGATTAAAACTGCGCCAAAAGGTATTTCCCCCTGAATTTCTGCCCATGCCATCAGCATGCCCCAGTTGAAAGCAGCACCGAGAACAGCCTGGGGCCAGTAGGTAAAGCGCTTACAGAAAGGATAAATGATAACCAGCGGAACGACAGCTAAAGCTAAAATGCGGGTAAACGGCGAAAGGAAATAAAGCAATGATGCAGCACATAACAACTGTGAGACAAAGAAAAACAGTGCTTTACGTGTGGAGATTTGTCCACTTGCCAGAGGACGGAAACGCGTCCTTTCCACATGCGCATCGAAGTTACGATCTGCAATGTCATTGACTGTAGAACCGGCGCTTCTCATCAGAAAAGCGCCCAGACAGAAAATAAGCGTTTCTTTTACTCCAGGCCATCCGTTCGAAGCCTGAAACAGGGCTGCCATACACGGGAATAAGACCAGCCATATACCTACAGGGCGATCGACGCGAGCCAGTCTGAGATAGGGTCTCAGTACGGGTGAGAACCAGCGGTCGACCCAGTCATTTTGTTTGATGTCGCTCAAATCAGGAGAGCCTGAAGAAGTCATAGTAATGATACCCTGGAGACAGAAACAGGTACTCTACATGCATTGGCGCACTGCTTCCAACCACATGTTATTACACTCAGGTTCAATGTCGAAATGCCATCTACTCGCTCAATGCTGACCTGCATCGCGTAAGACTAACGAGCATTTAATAACACTCTGCTTAGTTGACACCAACACAAACCTACACCCGCTACCTTCTTCTCAGCGCAGCACGGATGCTGTGAGTAAATAATTTATTTATGCCCGCGGCGCGCAGTGCTTTCCCCGCCTCGCCTGCCCGCTTCGCGTGTCGGTTTTAATGCAGTTGCATCGGGTCGGCAAATCCTTGCCAGTACTGACTCCGTTCAGCATCTCGGAAATTACGTGACGCATGCAAAACGATGCAGTAATGCATGCAGCCCACTAAAGGGGCGATGTCTCGTATTATTAACGCGCGATTATTAATGCTTCTCACGCGTGATAGCACAATAAATTTTACCCACTACATACACGGCCAGAATGCCGAATAATATTGATGAAACCGCAAAAAATACAATTGACGAGAGGAAGGGACTGAACAAACCACCCAGGCTCGTAAAGTCGCTAAGTCTGCCAAGAATGTCATTAGGAACCGTCCTTAATATAATTTCGGGAATTATTAGAAATGAAATAATTGCAGCCGCAACATAAATGAGTATTTTTCGACTTTTTTTCATCTTCAACCTTGCCCCCGCGAGCGACCATGATCAATCATTAACCTACAATGTTACAACAAGGCACATGAAAATGGCACAAAACTATCTTAAGTGGAAATCGGAAACAGACCGAAATATGGCTATAGCTGTAACGAAGGCTTTAAGAGAGATCCATGAAGGTCAAATGGAAACCATTGAAAAAGTGAAACTTGGTAGCCAAAGGCTTATTAATTATGGCTCATGCTTCGTTACTAATGAATATTACAGAAGCACTTGCCATGAGCAATGGAGCGAAGATAAGCGCTTGTATTTATCCTTGCTAGAAATATACAAACGAAATGATGTCGTGCTTGATATGGTCGAACTTTACTTTCGCAAAGCTTTCAAGCGCCTCGGGGAAAGCAAAAGTAATACGCTTGTTTCTTACTTAAAAGAGAAAATTGGAGAGAGGGCTTATTATGCAGCTGACCGCTCAAGCAAGCTCGCCATTTCATTTACTATCGCTAAATTGATCGTAAGCAGTGGTGATTTTCAAGAGTCATTTATTCGGAACGTGAATCAAATGTCCATGTGGTTTGTTCAACTAACGACATTTTATTCCAAGGCTGAGGTAGCGGCACAGGCAGCAAGGAAACTTAAATTTCAGGATTCAGAATATTATCAAATACTTTATCAAGAAAAGTTAGAGATGCTGTATTTCCTTATCGAACCTAAAATGTCGAAAGTAATTTACGAGTTTCAATCCGGTGGGAATAATGAAGAGGTTATCGGTGACGCCTTATACGAGATGTTAAAAAAATGAAAAGGTTTTTCTTGTTTTTATGGGGCGCTCACTCTCACTTAGTTCCCATCGCCCTTATACTGGCAGGTGCCTTTTTATTTATTACGTTCATCCCCGACTATTCTGGTGTTCTTACTTTTATCTGGTTCTTGGTCGTTTCTTATTTATATCTCAAATATAACAAATGGTATTGATAGCCCGTTATAAAGGGCTATCCCTTTGAATTTTTGTTTTTTTCTAACGTTAGAATAATGATAAATTTGGATCTTCCTCCGCTGTTAAAAACTCCATATACCTTGATTCAGCTGAGTTGACTGAAATCATAAATTGCATGCCCTCTATGAGTGAAACTGGCCTTTCTATACCGAAAATGAACGCATCCGTATAAGTTCGACCTATCTAAAAGCCGCCGCCATATTCTTTCAGACGCTGGAAAAAGACCCAGCCACCATCTACAAATCGTGGCAGGCTTTCGCCACGTTTAACCACCTGATAATTGCTATCTTTCACGCCCATATTGTCCTCCTTCCGCCTCGCCTTGCTATTTGCCCAACCCCGCCACACGCTAAAAATCGTGTGGCGGGATTACTCAGTGAATCGAATTATTTTTTTGCCAGATAAAGCGCAGGCTTTCCATTACTTGTTTTTTTTGCTCATCAAGTTTTATGGCAGGCTCTTTGAGCACTTTGAAATGACTTTTTCTTATACAAATTTCAGACGAAAAAGACAGTTTCTCTAAGCTACTGATAATTTCCTGCTCAATGGCATCTAATTTATCACGACTGATCTTTTGCTCTTTATCTGTCATTATTTCGATGTGCAAAAAGATAGCCATTAATTGTTTACATCCATTGATTTGTTATATTCGTGGCTACGTATTTTCGCCATTAATTCGTCTGTCAGCTCAGAAACCCACTGTATGGCAAGGCACTTTTCTTCTTCACTGCACTCGCTCGCTGCTACAAGTCTGATAAAAAAATCAATACGCTGAAGCTTCAATGACTCCAGTAAATCATCCTGCATCTTCCCTCCTGTTACATCTCACAACCAAACAGCCCAAAACACTGTTCATATATACAGTATATTAGCTATTTAAAGTTGTAAACCCTTTATCATCAACTATCTGTGCTCTGAGCACGAACAATACCAAGTTGCTGAATAGTTAGGGTTTACTGGTAGCAAGGATCGCTACACGATGCATGATTGCTCTTGACCTAAATTCGTAGGATTGGGATGCTGGAAAAACCTCTCCGGTCTCCGATCCACGATACCATTTACCGCTAAAACAGCTTTTACCATGGGCGATAAGATGCAACGCCTCACCCCGGTTTATAGCTATTCCGGTTAAAAGTTGGATCTCGGCTATTGTTCTGGCTATGGCTTCGTTCTGCTTTACCGTTCCGTGGATAAATTTACGCCTCGCCTCTGTTTTTTCACCCCTTAAACGGTTCGTTAGCTGTCGCCTCTGGTATCGAGTCAGGGGCTTAGCTAGATCCAGCTGCGGTAGATCACCTTCGCTTCCCGTACAGTTATTGACAGAACTCCGAGAGGGCGCGGTCGCGCCCTTACAATCAACGGCCAAATCAACGGCACGCTTCGGAACAATTTTCCACTGCGTGAGGCGGGTCAGAACAGGGGAGGCAGCGCCGACCGTTGCGTCGTAGACGCCACGAATGCAGACAGTCTCCTCACCGTACTGGTTAAACTCAGCGCGTGGCTCGTAAAGCGTGCGCACCTGCAAATCGTCACGACGCACAAACGCGCCGCCCTGCGCATTGACATAGCCAGCCCAGTCACCTGCGTCAGCGGCATCATGTACCGCTGCAAATTCGACACTCAGACCATGGGCAGTCTCGGTATCAGCCAGACGCCGTAATTCACGGTACACGGTCACCGGTGCGCCACCGATAAACTGAAACTGACGGATGTGCCAGCGAGCCGCCCAGGCAGAAACTGCGGGAGCCGTCTCTTTCAGCAGCTCACCGCTTTCATCGTCTTTCTCACTGTCGAGAGCGTAACCATCGATATTTTTTGAGATGTATTTAGCAACATAGCCCGTTGCACTTCCCTTTTCTGGATCGATGGCTTCAGCATGAAAACGTGCCTTTTTCGCCTTGTCACTCCTGAGCTCACTTTCATCTTCCTGCCACGCATAATCACGGATGATCTTACGCACGCGCTCAACATCTTCCGGCAGCATAAACATCAGCATGTGCCAGTGCGGGGTAGCGTCGTGGTGTGGTTCCGCAACGCGGATGCCAAATATGCGGATATCTTCCCGGTGGAGTTTGGCGCGGATGCGCGCCCAGAGTGAGGTGAAATAGCCCTGCGTGTCGGAGGGGCTCGCGCCATTCCACTTGTGGTTACGGTAGCCCGCTTTTGTTGTGGCGTGATATTTCGACGGCGCGGTCAGCGTGTAGAACTCACCCACATAGCCCAGCTCGTTGCAGATATTTTCAAAGCCACGGATGCGGGTCATCAGCTCGCAGCGGCGAATGGCCGGATTAGCCACCGAGCCATCATATTTATCGATGAGGCTGATGCGGTTCCCGTCTTCGTCCTCAAGCTCCAGCCCTTTCAGAAATTCGCGGGTGCGGCGCTTTTGCTCGCGCCAGTCAGCCACGCAGTTTTTACTCGCGTAAACATGCTTTTTCTTGCTGACGTTACCGACGGCAATTTGCAGATGTTCACGCCATGCAGCTGCGACCCGGCGCAACCGGCCACGCCACCACGTTTCGTTAAACATGCGCATGACAGCCGGGGCGATTTCGTCCTGGCCTGCATATTTCTTTGTTACGCGCTCCCAGTGGGGCGGCGTTACGTTGAACTGCAAAGCAATCATTCCGGCGCGCATATACCAGCGATACAGCGTTTTCAGCTCACCGGCTTCGGTGTCGTCGTTGTCTGCCAGTTCTGAGCGGATAAAGTTGGCGATATCAGCCGACAGCAGATCGATATCGGCTTTAGACATATCCGGGAGCCGGTTGTAACGCGCAACCATATTCACCAGACGCGACGCCATATACTGCTGATCTTTTGTGTCAAAATGTCCGTTGAATACAGCAGCAGAAACGTCGCTCCTGATGCCGGAGGCCTGGTATTTTCTTGCGACCAGTTCAAGGCGCGGCAATGCTTTTTTGCAGAAGCTGATTAAAAAGGCATTGGCTCGCTGACTGTCGTGATGTTGCTCCAGCGTGGAAGCAGTGCGCATCACGTCATAGCGCACACATTCAGGCTGGAGGGATAACGCTTTGCGCGCATGCAGCAACGCCGCAATCATTCGATCGCGGCGATGCTGTTCTGAATAGGTCAGATAAGGGCTGGCTATTGCTGAGCGAGGAGCATTCCAGGCGTAAGCGTAAGAAATTGCCACTTACACGCCCCGGTAATGTCTGGTTTTGAGCTCTGCTATCTGCTGGCAGGTCACGCAGAGTGCGACGCCATGTATCGCCATACGGCGGGCTTTCGGGATTGGTGCGTCGCAATCCTCACAGGTGAAGCGGGAAGGCGGAGAGACACGGCTGCGCGCGATGCTGATAAGGCGCTCGCGTTCTTCCTGCTCGCGTTGCTGAATGAGATCCATCGCATCGGCCATCAGTGCAACTCCTGAGATTCGTTGTCGTAGCGGGTGGCTTCGCGGCGCAGTAATTCAGCCGCTTCGTTGCCGCTCATACCTTCGCGCGTGATGTATACAGCCAGAGCCTCAAGGCGCGATGAAACGGCAGCAGCACGCGCGCAGCGTTCTTCACGTTTTGCCTTTTCGAGCATCATGCTCAGCGGCTCTTTTTCAGCGACAAACATTTTTGGTAATTCCTGTTGCATAGTTCTTTCTCCAGATTTCGGGCAAAAGAATGCCCGGCGGGTTTACGCCATTAACTGCGGGTTTATTTATTTAGCTAGAATGCATTCATGAATTGAAAACCGGCGAGGAAGGATACTTCCCCAGCGCGCAATTTCATTCATGGCGTTAATTATCATTTTGCGGCGATTAACGTCGAAGTACTCAAACGGTTTGCCAATCTCTTCAGTGCGAAATGCGCCGGGATGAGCGCGATTAGCCAGCGTCATGACGACAAATTTAAAATTGTCATCGAGCTTATTAAAATTACGCAGCGCACGATTCTCAGTCATTTTTAATTTCTGATGAAAACGTGCGAGACACTCCTCACCGCTCATTGTTTGCGGCTCAGCCTCAATGCAGTCAGAATTGTTAAATAACGTTGTCGCCGGATTATTTCCAGCAGTGCTATTTAATCCGTTCATTTTGACCTCTTAATAATTCTCAGCAAAATTTCAACCGCTGACGGTTTGCGCTTCGTCTGTAAACTATTTAACAGTTCTGACTGTCCATATGACGGGTGCCAGCGCTTACCGTTTTGTCCTGCAATCCAGCCGTGTCCGTAATGCATAGAAGGGCTTTGCTTAACCAGGAGGGACGCGAACGACGGTTCAGTATTCATCATCGCCTCACATATACCCGAAAGAAGCACCGAGGCCGTTTACGGCGTCAACCATGCTCGACATCGCCGGGTTAGCCTGTAGGCGAGCCTGCAATGCCAGTGCAGTAAGCGAAAGCATGCGAATCCCGGAGTTAACGCTCTCTATCATGCTGTTTTTACGTGACGGCGTGAGGCGCTCTTGCGAAACCGTGTTGCCGGCCAGTTGGCCAAGCTCGTTCATGGCGCGCATGACGTAGGTTTGCAGATTTTCCTGAGCCAGCTCATTTACCGGCACGCATGGCAGACAATGAATCTGCGCCAGAAAACCATCAACGAGGGTCGAGTCTTCGGTCAGGTCAGTCAGCAGCCACAATTCAGGAGGCGTGAACTGGTGAGGTTGTTCCGGGTTAAGCTTGTTACGTAACGTCTGAACGTTCATACCTGCACGTTCGGCCAGCTTTGCCATGTTGTGACGCTGCGCAAAGGCCCGGCACGCTTCGTCATAATGAGGATGTTTGGAAACCTGAAAATCAAACATGTTGCATCCTTACAATTCACTTAAAGTGAATACGGATTCTCAATAATGAGCTGAAAACGAGCGTGCCCCAAAGCCTTACGTAGCTGTTCTTCTTTCCAGCGAGCGTAATAAATTCGGATAGGCCCCCCGGCTTTCTTACAACCTTTCCGGATGACACGTTTTTCAATTGGTACACGTGGGGTGTCGCCTGTCGTCCAACGATACGCAGTACGCTCGGAAACACCCTCAAGCTCCGCGAATTGCTGAAGTGTGACTACAGGAGACGGGATTTTGATGATTGCGATTTCAGAAGCCATGTTGCATGATTCCTTATTTGAAAGTTTCAGACAGTGATAGCCAAAGTTTTGCCGACGTTTGCCATCAACTGCCACCAACAACCAAATCCTAATGCGATTTTTCGCATTGGTCAACTTGAGATTGCGATTTATGGACCTTGAAAACCAAATTTCAAATGAGGAAGTTTTAGATAGAATCTGTCAGGTTTACGGATTCACGCAAAAAATCCAGCTCGCAAACCATTTCAATATCGCGGCGAGTACGCTGCAAAATCGCTACACACGGGGCAATGTTTCCTACGATTTCGCTGCATTTTGCGCCCTCGAGACTGGCGTAAGCATCAAATGGATTCTTACAGGACAAGGACCACAAAAAGCAGATGAACACTCCAATTTGGCTTACGAAATCCAATTATTCACATTAAGTGAAGGTCGCCTTACGGAAAAGGGAGTTTTGAATATCGATCCTGAGCTTTTTGAAAAACCGCTAAAAAGTGCTATCTGCGTTAGAAGTGAGAGTAAAAGTTACATCATTGAGAAAGATGCCCCTTTAGCTGATGGCCTTTGGATTGTTGATGTCGAGGACGCGATCAGCCTCAGAGAACTAACGGTACTGCCCGGTAAAAGATTGCATGTCGCAGGCGGCAAGGTTCCTTTCGAATGCGGCATTGATGATATTAAAGCGCTGGGACGCGTGGTGGGTGTATACAGCGAGGTAAACTAATGACCGTCCGTAAAAATCCGGCTGGAGGCTGGATTTGTGAGCTCTACCCAAATGGTGCAAAAGGCAAACGTATCAGAAAGAAATTCGCTACTAAAGGCGAAGCACTGGCGTTTGAACAGTACACCGTTCAAAACCCCTGGCAGGAAGAAAAGGAAGAGCGCCGCACATTAAAAGATCTGGTTGACTCATGGTATAGCGCTCATGGCATTACACTGAAAGACGGTTTAAAACGTCAGTTAGCCATGCACCATGCTTTTGAGTGTATGGGTGAACCGCTCGGTCGTGATTTCGATGCGCAGATGTTTTCCCGCTACCGGGAAAAGCGGTTGAAAGGTGAGTATGCCCGTTCAAACAGGGTGAAAGAGGTATCGCCTCGCACGCTTAATCTTGAGCTGGCCTACTTTCGGGCAGTCTTCAATGAACTAAATCGTCTCGGTGAATGGAAAGGTGAAAATCCACTTAAAAATATGCGGCCCTTCCGTACTGAAGAAATGGAGATGGCCTGGCTGACTCAAGACCAGATTGCACTGCTGCTCGGAGAATGCAAACGCCATGACCATTCTGATTTAGAAAGTGTGGTAAGAATCTGCCTGGCAACTGGTGCACGGTGGTCTGAAGCCGAGAGCATGAAAAAAAGCCAGCTAGCAAAATACAAAATCACCTATACCAACACAAAGGGCAGAAAAAATCGCACCGTTCCAATTAGCAAAGAGCTCTATGAGTCACTGCCTGATGATAGAAAAGGTCGGTTGTTCAGTGATTGTTATGGCGCATTCCGGTCTGCACTGGAAAGAACAGGCATCGAATTACCAGCAGGACAACTCACCCACGTTTTGCGCCACACCTTCGCCAGTCACTTTATGATGAATGGTGGTAATATTCTGGTCTTGCAGCGCGTACTTGGCCATACCGACATTAAAATGACCATGCGCTATGCGCACTTTGCCCCAGATCATTTAGAGGATGCTGTAAAGCTAAATCCTCTTTCCATACAACAAAGTCATAAAGTAAACGAGGATTTTATTTAA